TGGCGATTGCGCGCAGCAGATTGCGAGTCTCGGAGCCAGATGCGGTGGCGGTTGCTCTGTTGCCTGCAGGGTCGACCTGAACCGGCCTCGAGGCGGCGTCCAGGATCGCAGGAAGGCCGAGTTTCTCTGTCTGTGCTGCATTGATCACGGTGCCCTTCGACGGGGCCTTCCAGGAGCCGTATGCGGGGGCGTCGATCATGCTGAGCTTGCCGCTTGCGGACAGGAAGGCCTCTCGGCCTAGTTCGTTCACGGTGTAGATCTGGCCGGCTGACACAGGACCGCCAGTCCACTTGGTGTTGCCGGCGTTAGCCGCTGCGGCAGCTGCGGCCCTTGCTGCCGCTGCAACGCGGTTCAACTGCCCGACTGCGTTGTTGGCGTAGGTCGTCCAGGTGCTGACACCTGTCCGGATGATGTCGTTGTGGCTCTCGCCGATGGCTTGCCGGTATCGAATCAAGAGATCATTGCGCCTTTCGGCATAAGCATCTTCTGCTTTGCTGATGGTCTCAACTCCCTGTTCTCTTGTCTTTTGGAGTTCTTCCTCTAGTTTTTTGATCTGCTTGTCGGTCCGGATTTTGTCCTGACGCTTTTCTTCTTCGAGTCGTTTGATCTGATCAGCGGCCTGGCGCTCGCGTGCCAGTTGCTCATCTTTCAGCTTTCTCTCTAACTCAGCATTCTGCTCTTTAATTTTCGCGATTTCGTCCTCTTTTTTCTTCTCTTCTTCTGCGGCCTGTTTCTTCAGCTCGGCGATTTCTTCGGCGGCCTTCTTGTCAGCCTCCGCCGCTTCAATCTTGAGAGCTTTCATTTTCTTCTGGAACTCCTCCTCCGCTTTGCGCTTTTCTTCGCGCTTGCGCTCAGCCTCTGCCTCGAGCTTCGCGAGTTCAGCCTCCTTCTGTTTCTGCACTTCTGCGGCTTGTTGCTCTCGCTGCATTCGCTCGAGCTGAGCTTGCGCGCGCAGGCCATCCTCTCCACCAGCCCGCGCCCGAGCCTGCAGGCGTGCGATCTCAAGAGCACGCAGTTTTTCTTCGGCAGGAGTCAGAGCACGTAGGCCCTCCAGTGCTGCGTCATAACGATCCGAGACTGCACGCTTCTGTCGGTCGATGGCACGAAGCTCCTCGTCCATCTGGCTCATCACACGGCTGTGTGCCGAGGATGCGCGCGAGATCTTGGCGTCATACATCGCCGCGGTTGCGGAGCGCTGTTGCTCCAACGCAGCCACGGCCGCGTCGGTCTCGAGGCGAGTCTGCTCAATCGACCGCTGGATCGCCGCGACTTTCGCCTCGGTGATCCGGCGATTGCTTTCAATGGCGTCGCGGGCGGCGCGCTTGTTGGCCTCTGCGACCTCTCGGATTGCGCGAATTTCTTCGTCCTTGTTCTGAGAAAAGACCTTGCTTGCCTCCTTCAGTCCGTCGATGCTGTTCTTGATTCGAGCGACTTCGGTGTCGATACCTTCCTGGAGTTGTGCCTTGAAGTTTTTAAAGGCTTCCTCCATCGCCTTCATCTCTTTGTTGAAGGCATCCTTGGCTTCGCTCAGCTTGGCATTGGCCTGTTGCTCACTGAGAGCCTTTGTGACTCCGTCGACGGCATCCTTGGCGCCTTTAGCAGGATTCTTAACAGCTTCGTAGGACTCCTTGAGTCCTTTTAGCTCCTCAATAGCTGCCTGAATCGCCAGGGTTGCTTGTGTCTGAGCCTGCTTTTCGGCTTCGGTTTCTGCGTTTCTGTTCTTTACCGAGGTCAGGAGTTCGCTCAGCGCCTTGATTTTTCCTTCGATCGCTCCCTTCAGAACCTTCTCTGTCTTTTCGACTTCTTTTTGCTGCTCTTTGTATTCAGACGTACCTTGCGTGAGCTGCGATAGCGCGTTCTTCTGTTCTGTGTAGGCGCCAATTCCCTGCTCGATGGCGATTTTTGTGTTGTCGAGTTCCTTGTAAACTTCGTTGGTGGTCTGATTGAACTTTGCCTGCTCAGCTGTTGCGGATCCAATTAGCCGACGGAATCGATCAAGCCCCGCCTGAACGGCACCGACGGACTCGACTGACTTGTCCCAGCTCTCCTTGTTGGTCCGATTGACCTCCTGCCCGAGCTCTCCGAGTCGATCTTTCAGTGCTGCAGTGCCCGTCATCAAGGCATCGTTAGCCTCTTGCGCGCCCTTAGCGATCTGCGCATAGGTATCCCAAGCGGCAGCGACAGCGCCAATAGCAACCGCAACGGTCGCGAGAGGAGCTGCAAACGCGATGAACTTGGCAATAGCTCCACCGGCAGTTAGTGCACCGGAGCCAATTTTCGTAAAGATCTGCCCAATACTTAAGGACTTCAGCGCAGAGACTGCGCCTTTCGCTCCTGCGACGATCTTGCCGAATAGCGCTGTCGCAGCGGCGCCTACATTGCCGCCAACTACGGCAGCATTGAACTTGGCTACAGCGGCGGTTGCCAAGCCGTAGGCCGCGACGACTTTCGTGCCAATGGTGCCCGCCAGTCCAGTGAAGGCCACGGAAGCGCCGCTAATGGCAGCACCGAGCCCCATAAATAAACCGGTCCCCTTAAGGGCTAGAAACGCAGCGTAAGCAGCGGCAGCAAGTCCTATGGCAACGGTCAGCGCCCCAAAGGCTAGGACTACGTTTTGGATTGGTCCGGGCAGGCCATTGAATGCGTTCAGCACCGCAGCCAGAGCGTCCACGAGGGGCTTCAAGAATGCTGATAGAAATTCGCCGACCTTGGCCCCTGCGGCGTCAAACGCTGACTGAAGAAACGTCAACGAGCCGGCAATACCTGACAGGTTTTTCTCTGCGGTTGCGGCAGCGGTTCCGGTTGCGTTGTTCGTGATGTCAGTAAACCGCTCGATTTCACTGATGTTTTGGTTAAGAAGTGAGATCCAAGCAGAGCCGGCTTCGTCGCCAAAAAGGATCTTTGCGGCAAGTGATTTTTCAGTGCTGCTCAGGTTGTCGAAACCGCCCTTAAGGGTCGCGAGGAGCTCTGGCATTGACTTCAAGTCGCCGTTAGTACCTCTGATGTCAGTGCCCAGCTTCTGCAGCACGGTTGCCATCCGACCAGTGCCTCGGGAGAGCTTTGCAAACTGGGAATTAGAGCCATTGGCAGCGCCTGCCAGTCGAGTCAGACCGGAGCGCAGCGCCGTGCCCATCGTTGAAGCCTTGATACCTGCGTTCGCCAACAGTCCGGCAGCGGCAGCCACGTCCTCAAAGCTCATGTTGAGGGAGTTGGCGATTGGCCCGACGTACTTAAGGCCCTCGCCCAGCTCCGAGACAGTGGTATTCGAGTTGTTCGCTGCTGCGGTCAGGATGTCGACAACCGCGGCGGTCTCTGAAGTCGATTTCTGGAATCCGCCAAGAGCTGCGATCACAACATCCGACATCTCCTGCATCCCGCTGCCTGCGGCGGCTGCACCAGCTGCGATACCAGGCAGGGCTTCCTGAGCTTCTTGCGCACTGAAGCCGGCTCGAGCGAGAGCAGTTGACGCTTCAGCCAGTTCACCGGTCGTGAACTTAGTGTCTTTGGCCAGGTTGATGACAGCAGCCTGAAGCTCCTTGAACTCCGTTTCGGTCGCTCCAGAAATCGACGCGGTCTGACGAAGTGCGCGGTCCAGGTCCACAAAGGTGCTGACGGTTTGCTTGGCTGCGCCGCTGAGAGCGCTGCCAAGATTCGTCAAGGGTGCGATCAGCTGCTGGCCGATTGCCAAGCCGATGCCCTGAGGAATGCCTTGGATGACTTGCTGAAAACCTTGGCTAATGCCGCCGAGAGCCTTCTTCGCTGCTTGCTGTGTCTTGCCTAGTGCAGCGTTGAGCTGCTTGATCTCCTGTTCAATCTGATCGATCGTCTTTGCAGTGCCCCTCGCGTTCCTAAACGTGCGAGTGGTTTTGTCAAACTCGAAGCCAAGTTTTCTAGCTGCGACTACCGTTTTTTCAAGGGAAGTCTGAACAGGTCTCTGAGACCTGGCTGCTGTTTGAGCGCCCTGATTCAGTCTTTGGTAGTACTGCTGAAGAGCCTGAGTTGCAGGAGAGGTGTTGAGCCCTAGCGTTAGGTTGATGTTCCCCTGTGACACGTTCTAGGCCCCGAGATTCCGCCTAGGGTTCCAATAAAAAGACCCACCTTTCGGTGGGCCAGTGTTCCTAAAGTTCCTCTAAGTGCTGAGGTTAGAGAGTTAGCCGACAGTGAGAACCGTGATGTGACCGACACCTGAGCCGCCGACTTCTGTGACTGTGATGATGTCGCCAAACAGGAAGCCGTAGCCGCCGTTGGTGAGTTGGACACTGTCCAGAAGTGTTGGCCCTGAGGTTGTCGCAGTACCAACGAGGCCGCCGCCGATCTGTGTGGTGAGATTTGCGCTATACCCGAAGGTAACAGCAACACCAGAGGTCTCGGAAGCTGTGAAGGGGCTGTCGGTATTGAAGGCGGTCTGAGTGGCGATGGGGCCAATCTTTTGACCTTCATGGATAGAAGCGACCGTTGCGGTCGCGACACCAGTGCCACCGTTCTCGGTGAATGTGATGACGTCGCCGACGCTGAACTTGTCGTTAGAGGTGAAGATGTACTCAAGGCCGGCCATGAGATCTCCGCCCGTGACGACGTTAGCTGTGGCGACTGCGCCCCCTGGCCCTGTGATGTCAACGAGGACACCGTTGGTGTCCTGCGCTGTGAACGGCGTGGTGTTTGTCACCGAGCTGCCGTTCAGGGTGTAGAGGGCGCCTTCAGCACCTCCATTCAGCTAAGCGAGGCCAAGGCCGAGAGCGCCATATCCAGCGGCTTCGATCGTGTAGCTCACGATGGAACCGGCTTCAACGGACTCGGAGAAGCTCTGCAAGGTGGCGTAGCCGTAGACCTGCTCGCCGGAAGGAGTGGTCCGGCCGATCTTCACGCGGAGGTTGCCAGCCACGTTGTTCTTTTCAGCGAGGCGCATGACCTGGTAGCCAGCGTCGTTGAAGTCGGTCACGCCGGAGAGGCTGATGGACCAGCTCTTGGAGGTCGCGACGCTCTGGCTGTAGCCGGAGTCGTCGGAGTAGGTCACAACCTCTTCAGAAGAGGTGTCGGTGGAGAGCGAGGCGTCGGTCAAGCCGAGCAGCTCAACAGGGGTGGCAGCGCCGGCCACGATGTCGGAGCCGTCGACGTTGATCTCGGAGACAGTGGAACCCTCCACGACAGTGGCAGAGGTGGCAACCACGTTGGCATTGCCAGCGCCCAGAGCAATAAAACCAGTAGCGCCGACGCCACCGGTCACGGTGTTGACGTCTACATCAGTTGCCAGGCAGGGCACCAAGAAAACCTTGAAGCCGAAAGCGGATGAGAAATTAGCCATTCGAAAGAATTGGGTTAAGGGTGATCAATGCCCTGGACAAATCAGGCTTCCGATCAGGTTTGAGCGACAGGATTCGAAGGAAGTCGAACAACTGATTGCCCATCGCCAGCAAGAAGATCAGGGCCAGCCAGGGGTATGGCCGTAGAGCCAGGAAAGAGGTTCATCAGTCGTTCAGTGGCGGCCCGCAAATTGCGGGGAGCACCCGGGAACTGGATCAGCCGAATAGAAAACAGCCGGTCGACCACCACCTGAGTGGTGAGCAAGCGTTTCGAAGTGACTTGGGGGTCCTTTTCGATAACAACGAGCAGTCCAGACGCGCCATCAAGACCCTCGAGAGGACTTGAGGCAACAGCGACTAAGAGAGCGGTCTGTTGACCCTCTTCGAAAGCAAGCGAACCAATCAATCCTGAGAAGGTTTGGTCAGCAGCTAGGACGTCATAGATGTCCTCAGCGGTATCGATTTGTACGAAAGCCACGGGATTTCTATCGCGTCAGAACAGGATTCCGAGTCAACCTTTTGTGTATCGCGAATTACTACTGGAACCCTTGGGCAGACAGCCAAGAGGTGCTCCATGCAAGCAGCAACCCAGTCCACCATCGAGGCTCGAACTTCTAAGTGAACCGACAGCAAAATCTCCCTCTGAGGGAGTCACCGTCTGACCATTTATTTCACTTAGAAGCCATGACATCCGGAGAAGCCCGGCGCTTATGGCGTCGCGCGATTAAAGCTGCCTGGGGTGATCGTTGCGCCTACTGCGGTGCCACCCCTATCGACGACAAGTCGCTAACCATTGATCACGTTCGACCCAAGGCTCGCGGAGGGGAGGACAAGACGACAAATTGCATCCCTGCGTGTCGTCGCTGCAACGCCAACAAGGGCTCCGAGGACTGGGTCTCCTGGTATCGAGAGCAGGAGTACTACGAAGCCTGGCGAGAGGTAGAGATCCGCCACTGGCTAAGCACTGGCCAAGTTCTAAACATGCTCACAGTTGAGGACGAAGCCGCCTAGGCGACTGCTACGAACATGTGTTCTCGAGCGATGACTGTCTCGGTGAACTCGGGGACCGTGACCCAGAGCTTCTGGCGACCCATGTGAGCTCTTCTCTTCTGACCTGCAACACGATTCTCGGCAATAAGCAGCCCCTCCATTCCGCCATTGGCGGGCTGAGGCGCTAAGAGCACAAAGCCGTCGCCGATAGCTGCGACTGGATTAGGGGCTGCTACCCCGTCGTCCATCCCTTTCATCTGCGGATAGCAGAACAAGGCCCAGGCAGGAAGCTCCTTGTCTTCCAACAACTTCAGATATGCCGCTGCGTTAATTGCGTCCGGATTGTTGAGGTCTTCTTTGTCTGCGAAGTAGCAGAAATCGACAGCCCTATATGGGCTCTTGGTCTTCTTGGGATCGCGATTGATGTTGGCCGTCAATGCCGCGAGATTGGCAATACCCAGCTCCTGCTCGTGGAGCTCTCTGCGCCTCAGCTCCTGGCCTTGGCGGACTGCGTGCAGAACGTAGGTAGCCGACAGCTCACCGAAGTCGTCGGGGCTGAACATGGGGTCGCCTGGCCAAAGACGACGTGCCCGCCAGTACAGCGCAGCCCAGTCGTGGTCCCCTGGCTCTTCGTAGGTGCCGGCCTCTACTTTCCCAGCTGCTCAGCTAAGTCGTCTTCGGAGGTCAATACAGCGTCGCCTTCTGCGGATCCTTGCTCTTCAAGGGCGAAGGTGTAGATCTCGACGATCAACTGCTGGGAGAGGTCTCGGCAGTCATCCGGGCTGAACTTCTCCATCCCCTCGAGGCGGTAGCGAACTAGCGCAGCAACGGTGACCAGCTGACGCTCCCACTGCGTCTTTAGAAGAAAGGTAGAGACTTCCTCGATCTCGCGAGCGAACTTGATCCGAAGGTTCTCTTCCTTCTCGTCGAACCCCTCGTCTTTGCCCAACATGTTGGCTGTGACGCATTTGGTTAAAAACCGGTGCGCAGCAACCGGCTGGATCTTTGCAGCGCGGGAGACCTTGTTGGCAACGCGAGCCAGCTCCAGAAAGGTCGATTTTTTCGCCAGCGCGTCGGTGATATAGGCCTGCTCGCGAACAGTGAGATCACCCACAACAGGAAACTCGAGCGTTCCGATTTTGTCGTTGCCGACAAGACGAGTCGCCGCCTGGGGAGCTGTCTTAAAGGGGAGCTTTGTCACTTCCTGCTGAGATGCTGCGCAAGTGTTCCAGCTCAGCGCATACGTCGCTCGATAGCCGCCTTCAGGTTTGGCCCGACTTGGTAGACCGGAATGCCAGCGGCGACGGTGTTGCCCTCGATCACGGCCTGGGTCCACGGACGAGCTGGGATCTGCACCGTGCGGCTTTTGTCACCAAACGGATGGATAAAGGCGCCTTCGTGGACAGCTGCTGCGTAATCAACGTTCCACGTCCAGTTCGCGGTCAGAGAGGAGCGGTTGAGGTCGAAGTCTCGTGATTGCTTCAGGTCACCGCTATCGACGATTGATCGAGGTGATCCGGTGTTGAAGCTTGTCTCTCTCCATTGACGTGAGACGTCAGCCAGATCTCGCCCACCACCAAAGCGCTTGGACTCCCGGGGCCAGGGCCAATAATTGCCAGAGACTGAATCGTCGAGGCGTGCAGTCAGCTCAGCCGTCACCTCGGCGAAGGCGTCCTCGGTTGCTTTGCGCAGTGCTCCGGAGATGTCATCAGTGACCTCGAAGCTGACGTTAGTTCTGATCTTTGTCATCCAACCTGCCCGCCCTCAAGGAACAAGGGGTCGCCTAGTACTTCCTGGGTGATCGCACCGATACCTGCGGTCCCAAACTTGCCGGCCTTGTCGACGAAGCGGATGTCGATCACTTCGTGGCCTGGGATGAACAGCTTGCCGCGTGAATCACGGCGAACCTCTGCAGGTAGCAGCGAAGAGGTGTCGAACGTCAGCGAGCTGAGGTCGACGCTGTCGAAGACGTCAGCCTGGGCGTTGGTGATCGGCGCAAAGCTGATCGTGTAGCCGGCCCATTCCAACGGCATCCCATTGACTGCTGGCAGTGCCAACCGATCATCAAGCAGCTCAGGGGTCGCCCTGCGCTTCAGAAAGGCCTGAATGAGGTAGGCCTGCCCTTCTGCCATCTTGAACCCGTCGCGGCCGCTGCCACGAGCTCCAGGCGCCACGAACAGGATTCGAGCATTGGCGAATTGGGCAAGTGGTGAGGTCATGAGCGGAACAGGCGAGCGCCGCCGCGGGGGGCATAGCCCAGCGCGACTTGAATCTCCATCTCGATCTGACCCATGCGGGCGTTTAGACCTTGGCTCTGCTGAACGATCGCGTCGGACTGCCCGAGAAGGCTCGTGTCGTACTCGACAACGTCTGCTTTTCTCAAAGGTGCAGAGCCGTCCCAGGTGGGCTTGCTTTGAAGTGTTGTCCTCTGCTGTTCGAGGCTTTTGTGCTCAACAAGGCTCGCCTCAATGCCGACGATCGACTCTGCAGAAAGATCACCGACTCGATTCATTCGCTCGGTTAGGTCGCCCAAGGCGTCAACCGTGACCGGCAGGTTCAAGATTGATCTGAGGTCTTCGCGAGTCTGCTCGCGGGTCTGGTTCAGCGGAGCTGCGTTGTCACTCCACGCCGAGCTAACTGAGGGGATTGTGGAGTAATTCGACACGGCCCACTAGATCAGATCCCCCAAGGGTTCCGAAATCAGCCCGCGACCTGCTTGCGCAGCCAGGCCATGCCGTCTTCGTCGACAAGGGATCCGAGCT